TTTCTACCTCCAATAAGAATTTACGCTTTGGTTGAGTGGTCTTCTTATGGTTCAGCTATGACCGAAGGTTTCGGTATGGATAAAAAATCAGAAATTATCGTTCACTTCCATCGTAGAAGATTAAAAGAAGATCAAGACCTTTTTGTTCGTGAAGGTGATTTTTTGAGGTATGATGGTCTTTATTATGAAATCTTTACTCTTGAAGAGCCAAAGCAGTTGTTCGGTCAAATTGGCAATTCACTTGAAGTGAAGGCTACATGTGGAATTTCAAGACAAGGACTTTTCGATGCCACCTAAAACACCACCGGATAAACCACCAGAAGAGTTGTATTCTCATACTGGTATAAAGGATGCAGATAGGATTATTCGTGAAATTACTATGATGCCTTCTACAATTGAAACGATTGATGTGGCAATGTACAATTATCTTAACGAAACTTTGAACCTCCACACTCAAACAAACAAAGGTTTCAAAAAGGTTCCTGTTGTTTGGGTTGCATCAGAAAGATCCAACCAAATAAAGAATAAGAAAGAACTTAGAGATGAAAACGGTTTTTTGATTTTTCCAATGATGACTTTGGAAAGAACTAGTATTTCAAAGGATCCGAACTTTAAGGGAGTTGCTTCGGCACATCTTGGAAACATTGCTGATGAGAAAGGAGGGGCAATTGAAGTTGCTCGTCGTATCAGACAAGATAAAACAGCAAACTTTATAAATGCTGATAAACGTCGCACAGTTCCTACGCTTACTACTGGTAGAGGCCCAGGACAAGATAACTATCCAGGTTCAAGTTCTAAAGTTGTATATGAAACCTTATCAATGCCTATTCCAACCTACATTGAAGTAAAATATAGCATTTCGATAAGAGCCGAATATCAACAACAGATAAACGATTTGATAACTCCGTTCTTGACCAGAACAGGGCAGATAACTGCGATATCTATTAGAAACGAAGGCCACAAATACGAAGCGTTTATTCAAGGTAGTTTTGGACAGAACTATAACGTAAAGTCATTTCAAGACGAAGAAAGAATATACAAAACCGATATTGAAATTAAAGTTCTTGGTTATTTGCTCGGTGAAGCTTCTAACTCTGATAGACCAAAGATAGCCATTAGAGAGAATGCAGTTGAATTCAAAATTGGAAGAGAACAAGTAATTCTTGGAGAAGAACCAATTTATACCCCACGTTCTTTTTACAAACGCTAAGAGAAAAGACGTTTGGGAGCAATAATAACTATTTATTTATGAAGTTTCTATAGAGGAGAATTCTATGCCAGCTAATAGTTTTAAGTTTGTTTCACCAGGTATCTTTCTCAACGAGATTGATAACTCCCAAATTCCTCAACCTCCAGGTGCTATTGGACCAACCATCATTGGTCGCGCTACAAAGGGTCGCGCTATGCACCCAATCAAGGTTGACTCGTTTTCCGATTTCGTTGATCAATTCGGTCCTCCTGTAGCTGGTGGTATTGACTCTGATTACAGAGCTTCCACTTTTGCTGGTCCCACCTACGGTGTTTATGGCGCACAAGCTTATCTCGCTGCTGGTGTTGGACCAGTTAACTTCATTCGTTTGCTTGGAACTCCACACGCTGAAACAACCGACGCTAATGGAGAAGCAGGCTGGACAACCTATGATTATTCAGGCGGCTCATCACCTAGCTCAGTTTCTTATGGCACCGCTACTGGTGGTGGAGCTTATGGTCTATTCGTTGCTCCATCTGCTAGCAATGGTCAACATACAGCCACTTTGGCTGCTGTATTCTACGTTACCAAGGGCGGTATCGTACTTTCTGGTACACTTGATAGAACTGGTGCGGCAGGTACTGGTTCTAATGAAGTTATTCGCTTTAGTGGTTCTAACGCTGCTGTTGAACTTACCGCACAAGTTTTCTCCACTAATGCTTATGGAACTCCAATCAAGTTCAAGTTCAATCTTGATAGAGACAGTTCACAATTTGCAAGAAATGTGTTCAATACCAACCCTGTGTTGACCAACACCATTCTTGTTGATTCCACATCTCTAACCAAGAATGAAGGAGTTTACTGGCTTGGAGAGACTTACGAAACACAAGTTCAGCAAATTCTAACTGGTACATTCAGCGAAGTATTCGCTTGGCTTTCACCAGTTGCTAAGACAACCGGTTCAGTTTTATCCGATGGATATGCCTACAACGGAATGAGATTTGGTCCAAACTTCTCAATGCGTACAGATTCCAACATCATTGATGCAAGAACTGGTTGGTTTTTCTCGCAAGATCTAAACACAGATACAGGCTCTTATTCTTACGATACGATGACTAAGCTATTCCGTTTCCACGGCTTAGATGCCGGTGAATGGACACAAAAGAATATCAAAGTTTCTATTGAGAATCTACAAGTATCTCCAAATGCCGATGTCGAACCTTACGGAAAGTTCAGCGTTGTTATTCGCTCAATTCGCGATACAGATGCTTCGCCAACTGTTCTTGAAAGATTCGATAACGTAAATCTAAATCCAAACTCAACCGATTATATCGGTGTGCGTATTGGTGATAAGACAAGAAAGTTTGATTACACACTTCGTATCAATAAAGAATATGGTCAATATGATAACCAATCACGTTATATCCGCGTTGAAGTTAATCCTTCTTTGGAAGAAGGTCTATTTGGAGCAGAACTATTACCGTTTGGTGTCTATGGTCCAATTCGTCCAAAGACTGTTTCTCAACTAAGAACCGGCACAACCGCTGGTACACTTGTTAGTATGATTGGACACGGTAGCTTCTGGCCTGCCAGTAGAACTGATTCTTACATTAGTGGTGCTAGTACCTTTACTTCTTCGGTTGTATTCCCAGGTACTTCACAAAGACTTTCTGCTTCTGATGGTTCTATCACAGATCCAACCAAAGCTTACTTTGGCGCTCGTACAACCATTAGTGCTGACTCTAGCCGCTACGATGCTAGCGTTCCAGATTGCCTAAGACTATACGGTATTGATGAGAGCCAAAACATTGGTATTGGTGGTCTTTCCGCTAGCTCTGTATTTGAACATCAATGGGTATTCTCGCTTGATGATCTTATCGTCGGTGGCAGCAATAATAACCAAGCTTATTACCTAAGCGGTTCTCGCGCTGCTGGTACCTCCAAGACCGCTCTAAATGCCTCTGCAACCGGTAGTGACTCTGGCTACAAGTCAGTCATCAATGCTGGCTTCGCACGCTTCACAGCACTATTCCAAGGCGGCTCTGATGGTCTAAACATTCAAGAAGCCGAACCTTTCCAATACAGAAGATTGTCTGGTACCAACAACAAGGCTAGCGCAGAATACAACTCGGTTGAAGTAGCTATTGACTTGGCTTCTGATCCAAATATGCTTGAAACAAACATGATCGTTGTCCCAGGCATTCGTAATAGTGCAATCACAGATAAGGTTATTACTGCTTGCGAATCCCGTGCTGACGCTCTTGCTGTCATTGATATTGATGATGGTTACAAAGCTTCTACCGAAGCAAACGCTACTACAAGAACATTCAAGTCAAGACTTGGTTCTGTTAACAACGCAGTAACCAACCTCCGCGCCCGTAGAATCAATTCCTCGTATGCTTGTACTTACTACCCTTGGGTACAAATTCGCGATTCAATCAATGGTCAATTGGTTTGGGTTCCACCTTCAGTTGTCGCACTCGGAACTATGGCTTCCTCTGAAAGAGTTAGCGAAGTTTGGTTTGCTCCTGCTGGTTTCAACCGTGGTGGTCTAAGCACAGGTGCTGCTGGTTTGCCTGTCGTCAACGTTGTTGAGAAGCTAACCTCTAAGCAACGTGATGACCTTTACGCCGCAAACATCAACCCAATTGCTTCTTTCCCATCTGAGGGCATTGTGGTCTTTGGTCAAAAGACGCTTCAAGTCACTCCTTCTGCTCTTGACCGTATCAATGTTCGTAGACTAATGATCTACGTCAAGAAGCAGATTTCTAGATTTGCTGCTAACGTTCTTTTCGATCCAAACGTCACCGTAACTTGGAATCGTTTCAAGGCTGCTGTTGAACCATTCTTGGGTTCAGTCCAAGCCAGACTGGGTTTGACCGAATACAGACTTATCCTTGATGAAACTACAACAACTCCAGACTTGATAGATCGTAACATTCTATACGCCAAGATCTACTTGAAACCAGCAAGAGCTATCGAATTCATCGCAGTTGACTTCGTTATCTCCAGAACCGGTGCTTCTTTCGAAGACTGAAAAATAAGTTCACACTACTTACTATAGAATAGGAGAAACAAATAATGGCAAATGCTTTCTGGACAGACGCAACACTTAGAGATCCAAAAAGAAAGTTTCGGTTCACAGTACAACTTCTAGCATATCCAGGTGCTGCTACTTGGTATGCTAAAACAGTTACTAAGCCAAAATTTAATATTGGTTCTGCTCAACATACTTTCTTAAACCATACCTTCAATTACCCAGGTAAGGTCGAATGGCAGGATGTATCAGTTACTCTGGTCGATCCAGTTGAACCAGACGCTGTTGCAAACACAATGGCTATTATCCAGAATGCAGGCTATCATCCTCCAATGGACGTTCAAGACTTATCCACAATGTCCAAGTCCCGTGCTGTTGGTGCCCTAAAGGGTGTCATCATCAAGCAGATTGGTTCCGAAGGTGATCTTGATGTCCTTGAAGAATGGACCCTAAGAAATGCCTTTATCGCCGGTATTGACTTGGGCGACCTATCTTATGGTACTGAAGACTTATCAGAAATTTCTCTTACCCTAAAATACGATTGGGCTACTTGCTTTGTCCCTGGTGCTGGTTCTTCGGTCGATATTTCTGGTCAACCAACAAACGTGGCCGAGCCATTCCAGTCAGTTAGAAACACTTTCTTTGATTTGAGCAATAGAAGATAATTTATATTTGAGAGGTAAAATTGTCTAGAAATAACCAGAGCAGGCTGCAAGCTCCACAGCCTGCTTTTTCCGTTGATCCTGTGAGCGCAATGCCACAAACGCACATTAGTATTTCAGTTCCAAGTGAGTTTGTTGAGCTACCATCCCGTGGAATGTTTTATCCACCAAGCCACCCGCTTCATCGCAAACCTTCTATTGAGATAAAGCATATGACAGCTAAGGAAGAAGATATCCTTACGTCAGAAGCTTTGATCAAGAAAGGTCTTGTATTGGACCGTTTAATTCAAAGTGTTATTCTTGATAAGAATATAGATCCTTCAAGCCTATTGGTATGTGATAGAAATGCTATTCTAATAGCTATTCGCATTACTGGCTATGGTCCAGAGTATGAGGCAACAGCTACTTGTCCTGCTTGTGGACAAAAGCATGATATCAACTATGACCTTGAACAAGCAGAAAATATTGAGTATGTTAAACCAGAAGATGTACATTTCTCAGATCGTGGCTCTTGCATTGTAAAGCTTCCAAAGAGCGGTGATACGATTGAGTTTAGACTTCTTACCGGTTACGACGAAAAAGAAGTTCTCAATGTTGACAAGACATCCGTTGCTAGTACGTTGGTCACAGACCAGTTAAAAAGTTTGATTCTTACCATAAATGGTAATGAAGATATAGCCTTCATCAACGCATATGTTACAGGTATGTCCGCATTTGATTCACGATACTTGCGAAAGGCTATTAAGTCCAGTACTCCAAACGTTGACTTGAAATATAGCTTGTCTTGTAATAAGTGTAATACTCAATCGGTCGTGGAGGTACCGATTGGCATCAAGTTTTTTTGGCCTGACGCATAAGTATATCCAGGGAGTTTATGAAGAGATATTTCAATTGAAGTATCACGGTGGGTTTTCCATTTTTGAATCTTATAACCTCCCTATCAATATTCGTCGTTGGTTTCTGAATCGCTTGGGCGAACAGTTCAAGAAAGAAGCAGAACAAATAAAGAAAGCTAGAAGCAAATCGAAATAACCCTGACCGCCGTAAAGGCGGTCTTTTTATTTATCAACTATTTATAATGAGGTGTAACCATGCCAAAAGACGATAATGTAATTGATTTAAATGAAGTCAAGAAAATGTTCAACAACCAACTGAACGAAGCGTTAGCTGACGCTATGAGTTGGTGGACAAGCACTCTCCTAAAAGCAACGTATGGTTCCAAAGGAATTGAACTTCCTTTCCGTCTGGTTGGTTCCAGAAACGAATTAGCTGCTCTTATTTCCGCTATGGGTTTGGAGCGTCGTTATATGGCTGATGCTCAACGTTATGGTCTTGATAACCCAGTAACGTATAGAACTAAAAATGTATTAGAGAAAGCTATTCGTGATTTTGAAGGCAAGACTGGTATTCCTTGGCCTTTCAAGAACTGATTTGTTTTATATAATAAGGGAGTAATATTATGGGGGCTGAAGGAGGAGGAACTGGAGGTGGTGGTACAGGAGGTGGAAGTTCGCCTCCTGGTATGACGGAAGTTGAAGCAAGAAGACTACAAAAACAAGCCGATCAAGCAAAAAAATCACTTGAGAGTCAAGAAGCTGCTGTTGTGGCTTTGAATGAAAAACTTAAATCTCTAGCGTTAACACAAAAGCAACGTTTAGAAATCGAAAAGTCAATTGCTGATGCCGAGATAAAAAAAGCAGAAGCAACCCAAAGATATTTTGACTTACTCCAAGAACAGGACAAGGCGAACGAGGAACAGCTAAAATTTCTCGCAGAGTATGATAAAAAGCTAGAAGAACTCAACAAAAACCTAGATAAATCTACAGAAACATTAGGTATATTTAATTCGTCCATGACGATGGGCGCATCAGCCGGTAACCAATTCGCACAGTCAATTGGTATTACTGATAGTGCTTTATCTAATTTGTTTGAAAATATTGAAGAAGGTAATTTCTCCATTGGCGGTTATATTGAAGGTATAAAGTCTTCTTTTACTGCTACCAAAATTGCTACTTCTATAGTAAACACATTTATTGACGCAAACTTAGAGCTTTTCAGTTCACTTCAGAAAGTCACTTCAGAACTTAGAAAATCTTACGGTCCAGAATACGGGGATAAATTAGTCAATTCTACAAACTCAATTGAAAGAAATCTAAGAAAATTAAATATAGGGTATGAAGAATCATCCCAGGCTGTTGAATCATTAAACGTCAACATGTCCGACTTTACCGAGTTAACAGATGATCAAATAGAAACTCTGGCAACTGATTCGGCATTGATGACAAAGTTTGGTGTTTCTAATGAGGACTATGCCTCTACTATTCAAGATATGACCAAAGGGTTTGGAGATTCTATAGAAGCAGCCCAAGAAAATATGCGTGAAATGAGAACTTTCTCTAACGCTATCGGAAAGTCTACCAAAGAAGTCATGGCGGATTTCGGTAAAGTAAAAGGTTTCTTGGCGCAATTTGGTTCAAATTATGAAAATATATTCCGTAAAATGGAAGTCATAACAAGAAAGACTGGTGTTGCTATTGAAGACCTTCAATCTATTGCACAGGGTTTTGATCAATTCGATGGTGCTTCTGAATCAGTTGGTAAGTTTAATGCATTGTTGGGAGGCCCGTTCTTAAACACAATTGATATGCTAAACACAGAAGACCCTGCCGAACAAATAATGAAGATGAAGCAAGCATTCGACGCTGCTGGGAAGTCGGTTAACTCCATGCATAGAAGAGAACTTCAAGCTTTTGCGGGTAGCATTCCGGGTATTAACGGTGACATCGATAAGATGAAAAAGTTATTCGGTCAGCTTGACGAAGGAGTATTGGACTCTGCCGAATCTATCAATAGCTTTATCGAAGGTTCTGATGATTCGTCAGACACTATGAAAAAACAAGCAGAAGCTACTTTAACTATAGCTGAATCGCTTGAAGCAATTCAGAAGCAAATGGCTTTGAGCGGCGAGGCATTAACAGCAATCCTAAGACCTATGATGTCAGTAATGCAATTTTTTGCTAGCTTCGGAGACAACGTTGGTTTTGCCGCAATGGGCGTTGCTAAAATGATTAATAAAGTAAGCACCCTTTTTAAGCTGTTTGGAGAAATTACTACTGTTACAAAGAGTTTTTTCACAGCTTTAAAAGAAATAAAAAGTATAGGTGGCATGTTTGGTAAAGTTTTTGGTATGGAATTCCTTAAAAAAATACCCGGTCTTTCCATTTTGATTGGCGGAATGATGGCTATTAGTAGATGGATGGAAGGTGATTATGCTGGAGCAGCACTTGAATTTGGTTCTGGACTTGCGGCCATGATACCAGGCTGGGGTACCGCAGTATCGTTGGGTATTGATGCTAGTTTAATGGCTTCCGATTATGCTGGGTATACAGGTGTGAAGTCAAAGGAAGCGCAGGAAGAAGAAACAGAAATGGCTGTTGGTGGTATCGTAACCAGAGAAGTCAATAACGTTACAATAGGTGAAAGAGGCAGAGAAGCTGTTATTCCTCTTGAAGACGGCAAAGACTATTTGGTTGATCCACTTGCTAAAGCTGTCAAACAAGTAGGTGGTGGAGGTTTCGGTGGAACTCCAAACATAAACCTTACAGTAATGCTTGAAGGCAGAGAGCTTCGCGCATTTGTCAAGAATGTTATTGTTGAAAACCTCAACCCGCTAAAGTAAAGGTGACAAATGGCTTCTCATTATGATACAAGCATTATTGATAATTATGTAAAGAAAAGAGACTATGTAATTCATTTCACCCATATTCCAACCGGGGGAATAGTTTCTTTCCCAGCATTTCTTACTTCTTTCACAGATACTTACACATCAAACTGGGACTCAACATCGGTATTCGGCAGGATGGATGAAATTTTTACTTTCAAACAAACAACGAGGTCAATCAACTTTTCCATAGACATTCCTTGTGCAGATGAAAAAGAATCAGCTAAAGTTCTTAAAGACCTTAGAAAATTAAGCAGGTTCTTGTACCCAACTTACGAGAACGATAGAAACGCAACCACCATGAAGAAAGCTCCTCTAATAAGAATTAAGTTTGCTAACTTTATTAGTCGAACTGTCAATGGAGATGATAGGAGAGGTTTACTTGGAGTTGTAAAAGACATTTCCATAGTCCCAGAGGTTGAACCAGGTTTCTTTGACCCAGACACAAAGTTATATGCTAAAGTATATAAGTTACAAGTACCTTTTGATGTTATCCACGAAAGTTATCCAGGCAACCCTGCTGATGTTCCAGCGGGTACAGGAGAGCCTGAAGTACAGACTACAACAAAGAACCAGCCAAATATTAAACAAGATACTGATGGGCCAGCTACCAATAGTTCTCAGGCAGATGCGAAAGCTTCAGAAGCCCAAGTACTAAAAGTTTTTACTAGTTGGGCAGCCCAAGTAGCAAAAGGATAAACAATGTATACAGATGCAGCTATTATAACTTATTCTGAACTAAAAGGATATAACATTTCCTTTGAGCGTGTCTATGGTAAGGGAGATACAATAAGATTCCATGCTTTTTTGAAGGACTTCTCGGATAGTTACAAGTCAAACTGGACTGCTGATAACATTTATGGTCGGCATGAGCCAATATATTCTTTTGGACAAACAACAAGGTCAATTAGTTTTTCCATAGATATTCCAAGTGCTAGTTCGGAAGAGGGCGAACAAAACTTCCTGAAGGTGAAGAACCTTGCTACATATCTGTATCCAACATATAAACTGGTGAACGGTATTGCTAATATTATTGATAAGCCACCATTATTTCGCGTTAGGTTTTCTAATTTTATTGGTAGAGGGTTTAGCAGAGAAGACGGCGCGTTACTCGGAAGAATAACAAGTGTTGCAGTATCTCCCGCTGTTGAAAATGGTTTTTATGATGTTGGTAAGTCATTGTTTCCAAAACTTTTGACTTTGAGTATTTCTATGGATGTAATGCACGAAGAAAGTCCAAGAACACTTCCTGCTTCAGCTCTGGAAAAGGAAACCCCGACTAAACCAAAAAGTAAAGGCTCCAAACAAGACGAACAAGAAATTCCAAAGCAACCAATAGACGGACTTCAGAAAGCCAAAGATATACTTGGAAGCTCTACTGAACAGCTAAACGACTCATCTACTTTCCAAAGAATACTTGATTCAGCAAGCATGTTGGGAAATACTTCTGGTAAACCTAAGAAGTAAACTAAATACTATAAGGTGACAATATGGGACGTTACGAAGGAAGAACTATCGCAAGAAATAGTGAGGAAGCTTATGCTGATCTCTTGAATGACAAAGAGTTGAAGCATATTGACCAATATCTAACTCCTACCATTGCAAGCGTAGAAGTTGAGGGCAGTTTGAGTTTGACCAGAATCCAACACGTTTGGAAGGCTGGCGACCGCTTATGGAAATTATCTAGTCAATATTATGATGACCCAACTTATTGGTGGCTTATCGCGTGGTACAACCAAAAACCAACAGAAAGTCATTTTGCCATTGGAGATATTGTTATTATTCCAACTCCGTTTGAGAGAGCATTGGCCTTGTACGGAGGCAGTAACTAATGGCTGGAGAGGAATATGTCGAGCCTGGGGCCTACGATAGATATGCGGAACAAGCTGAAGCACAAAAGGCAAAAGCAAAATCTGATGAAGAACGAAAAGAAAAAGCTCGTTTAGAAGCTGAACAAAAGAAACTGGAACAAGATAGAAAGAAAACTATAAATATCCATAACTTTGATGAACAAGCTTTCTTGATGTTCAACCTAAGAAAGTTGGCTCCTCTTCACAATAATACGCACTCTTTCGTTCATGGAACCTACGAAAAGATAGACCTATTGAAAGGTCAAAATACAGCTTTGCTTAATAGGTTATTGAATGCTGACTTCTTCAAGAAGGAAGCTTTGCTAAACCTCACACCAGCACAAATTTCTGAGTTGGTTCCTCATATCCGTTTGTACAAACAATATTACACCCCGAATCAAGACTTCAAGGAAGAAGTTGAGTTTGAATTCCCAGCTTACATTGGTGCTGTTGGAAATGCTGGAGATGTTCTAAAAGATATCGGACGCTCTTCTTATGGTATACAGTCATTTGATATTGAAACGCAGGGCACAACATTCTATACAGCAGATAAGCAATTCACAGCAAAGTTAGAACTTTTCTTCCAGTCGTTTGACCAGCTTACAGCCAAAAGAACAAATAGAGATAATAAAACATATACATTCTTGGACCTAATAGTACAGCCACCAGCCGAAAACCCCGAGCCTCCCAAAGTTAGTGATGCTGAACCTGCTGTTCCCAAGAAGCATAGAGATGTATTTTCGGATCCACATGCATTCATAATAAGAGCAGATATTGGATGGTCTGTTTCTGGCATGGGTCCAAACTCGGCCTTTTCTGAGAAAGAAAGGCAGAACATCGCAAAGGCTTTGAGAAATTCAAGACTTTCTTTCTTGTTATACACACCAACGCACGAAATAAATATCAACGAAAATGGTACTCTAACTTTATCACTAAATTATGTTGGTGCTTTTGATTTTGCTCAAAGAGACGTTAGAGCAGGAATTATTCTCACAAATGCTTTGAAAAAAGAACTAGACGATCTAAGCCAGCTAATACAAGAAGCAACAAAGACGAATGATAAAGAACAAATTGAATTTGTTAGACAGCAATTAGTCAGTAGGCAGACGACTATTAGCAAAGAAGCTTTTGAATCAATAGTAAGAGAATTGCTTGAAGGTAATTCTGGAACAACCGTTGGTAGTGGAACAACATATAGTAAAGTATATCAAACTTGTATGTCCCGAAAAGCCGCATCACATTTCGCTGCTTTCGCTATTGGTGAACAAGCGCCTCCAATAACAATAACCCAAACAGAGACTGTAACGGTAAAGGCTGGTCAGAAACCCGCTTCCGCACGGGATCGAGCTGGATACTCAGGTGAAGATTACGAAACAAAAAAAGTTAGCCGCACAAAAACTACTGCGACCGTAGACTTTTGCAATCTTGAATGGCTACCACAAGAAAAAATAGATAATGGTATTAGCTATACTGTTTTCAAGCCAATTCAAGTTGAACCGTTTGAAAAAGTATCACTTTATGAATTCATGAAGGATCCCATCATTGTTGACGAAGATGGACAAGAGTATCTAACTCTAAGCTGGTTCTATCTAGGCGACTTGATGGAAATTCTTATGAGAAGAGCTTTTGATACACAAGTATCTGATACCGAAGGTTTAGTTAGAAGATTCGGAAAGGACTTTTCTAAGAGAGTAAAACTTATTCTTAGTGATGTTCAACTTACGGACTACTGTAATGGTGAAAGAATAAGAGTAAACTTGGCTCACATACCTATTTCTATGAAAAAGTTCACAGTATTCTTCTATAATAAAATTATAAGCGCAAGAAACTTGAACTATACAGTTGATGATTTTATCAGAGATATGTTGAATGATCTAGTGAAAGATATCTTCCTTGACCGTTCTTATATTGCTGGTAGGAAGCTAAAGCAGCAAATAAAACTAAACTATATAAACCTTGGAGTTTTTTCTAAAGAAAAGGGTATTGACCCTCTTTATCCGAAAGCTCCACTTGTTGAGCAGTTAATTGGCGACTTGGTACCCGTTGAAAGTGTAAACGCTGATAAGTTTTTACGGTCTTCAACAATAGAAAGAAATCCTGAGAATTACTATTACTACCTAATGATATATCAAGATGTTTATGACCCTATTAATTTTAGAGGGGAATACGAAGAAGATAGAAAAAGAGGCATTCCACATGTATTTATGGGTAGAGATAGAGGTATTGTAAAAAAGGTTACTTTTAGAAAAAATCCTATTCCTTATGACCGAGAAAGAAGAATTGCCGAAGAAGGTAAGTCTTTCGATCCGGTTGTTGCGCTTGCTTCATTATATGACGTAGATATGGAAACCTATGGAAATAGTTTATTTCTTTTGGGAACATATTTCTTCTTGCTTCCAACAGGTATGGGTGGAGGTCTTGGACTTCCAAATAAAGCAGGTTCTTTAGCTAACCTAATGGGTCTTGGAGGATATTACTTTATAAATAAAATTACTTGGAGTGTTGCTTCGGGTAGGTTTACAAACAATATATCTGGTAGACATCAGGCTACTGGTGATCCTTCGGCTGTCTCAAACAAAGAACTTTATGTTTATAATAATCCTATTGGTATAACAGATAAGGCTATCCAGTAAGGTAAGGAGTGTAAAATGAGATACAACTTACTAAAAGGCGATAGAGTCGATAGACTTGAAGCAGATGAAATATCTAATAAGTTTACTGGCAATAATAACCTAAGTGCGCGTAAGATATTTGAAGCCAAAAACTTATACGATACAGAAGCTTATTTTTATCAAGGTATCAGCGACTATTCCGATCTAAATAACCAGGAAGACTGGATTGAGCTAGAACAAGTGTATAAGATATTCAATGATACACATCTTCCTTTGTTCGGCACGGTTGATAAGAATGTTATCCCACTACAACCAAAGAAGCAATACCTTTCTTATTATGGTGGTAATAATGGCGGTTTTGCTGCTCTTGAATTTGTTATAAATGCTTACATCAATATGAGAAACGCTTATACACAAGGTTTGTCAGAAGGCAGAGGAATGACTGGTGGTTCAAACCTGGCACAGCTTGAACTTGTGAAAGCGAGAGATGACGGTCAAAAAGCATTACAAGAAAACTTTGATACCATCATCAAGAAGTTTGTTTCTTTCGCAAAAAGCGATAATGAAAATCGTAAAAAGGTAATAACTCCACAGAACTTTATAAATTACTTTACCAATTTCTTATTGTCAAATTCTAAAAATTTATTCACAACTTATTCATCCTTTTTGCTGACCGATAAAGTCGATATTAATTTCAATGGTTTATGTCTTGATATAGCAAACATTAGTTATGAATTTGATTCTGATAAAGTTAGAAACGTCATTATGGATTCAAATTTCACTTATTACATTAACTCTGCGAAGGAATTTGGGTTTGTCATCAGCAAAGAATATCCATCAAAAATAATAGCGAACTTGAACTCTGCAAAGATGAAAGATTCAATGTGTTCATGTAACAGAAATTATTTAAATGGTATCAACCCTTATCTATCTTCTTCTGAGGATATAGTGAATTATTATTTTGAACCTGCTTACTTAGCTGATCTTGATTATCTCAAAAGCTTATATGTTATTGCCTACTCTTCTTTTTTAGATAATTTCAAGACTGAAAGAGTAAATAATTTCTATAATAATACAATGCATATTAAGCGTATCACAAGATTTTCGGATCAATCAGAATTAGTTTATCTAGGTCTAACAGATTCTTTCTTGCTATCATTGTACATAAGACTAAAGAATTCTGAGACAAGAATCAAATATAGTAATGCTTCACTTGAAAGTTTTGATAGAACTTCCAAGATAATATATGATAGATACGGTTTGAACGATTCGTTAAAGTACATCAACGAGAAACTTCGTCTTGCCCTTGAACCATTTATGCCAGATAAGAAAAACTTTGTCAACACAGAAAATTTCTCTCTTGATGAAGCACTCGGTCTTATCAGGCTTTCCCGCTACGATTACTGATAAAATAATTTTCTTTTCCAAACGTTCTTGACTCCCAAAAGGTGATGAGCTATTCTTGTGGTGTGAGGGTTTTGTGCTTTTTCAGACTTTTGATTCAAAAGGCGAATGTGCTGCTGTTTTCCACGACGATAAACTTGTCGGCGTTGATTCTTTGGACTTCGCAAATGCTAATAAAACCTGGTCCTGGGCTTCTTATCTGCCCTCTGGAATTGACTATGCGAAGGTCTATGTTGGTGGCAGGGAACTATCGCAAGTTTGTCCAGACGCTTATAAAGAAGAACTGGAACGTGCTGAAAATAAACTCAAAGCTTTCTATCGTTCATTTATCTTGGCGAAGATAAACTTGAATGATGTTTGTTTTTATGACATTGTAAATAAAGGTTTCTTGGCTGACTATGCGAGGGTCAAGAACAAAATTTGTGAATGGGTGTTCAACAACGTTGAGCGTCCAGCAAACCACGATTATCTCGTTCAACTTTATTCTGTTCTTCACGACATTTCAACGCGCAAGTTGAACATCGATGATGAAGCTATTAGAAAAGAAAGAACAAAGAAGAAGGTTCGTGAGTTTGAGGAAAAGCTTCGGACTTATCCTCGCAAGATAGTTTATGATCTTTTTTCAACAAAGACGGGCAGGCTTTCAACAGAGAAAGATTCTTTTCCTATTCTTCGCTTTGATAAAGACCTTCGTAGGTTCATCAAGCCAAATAACGACATGTTTTTGGAAATTGATTACAATGCTGCCGATCTGCGTTCATTGTTTTTAATTCGCGGTAAGGAACAACCAAGCATCGATATTCACGACTGGAACATCCAGAACATTTTTGGTTCTTCAACAGACCGAGAAACAGCAAAGAAAATGATGTTTGGTTGGCTTTATGACCTAAATAAAAGAGACGATAGGCTTGAAAAAGTTTATGGTCGTGATTATTTAATAAGGAGATTTTGGAATGGTGAAGAAGTTGAGAACCCGTTTGGTCGTAAAATCAAGTGTGATGAAGAACACGCTATTTCATATCTTATTCAAAGTACAACCGCAGATTACGTTGGTAGAAAACTTATTGCTCTTTTCTCTTTGCTGAAAGGTAAAAAGTCCTATGTTGCTTTCTCTATCCACGATTCTATTGTGATTGACTTTGACTGGTCCGAAAGAAACCTTATTTTTCCTATCCTTCAAGAAATCCGCAAGGAAGGCTTTGTTGCTACTATGAAGGCAGGAAAAGATTTTGAAAATCTAAAAGTGATTGACCTATGAATATTATTGGCGTTGGTGGTGTTGGTTCAAGAATCGCAAAACAGTTTGAGAGTTTCCCTCAATATAACGTTGTTTGCGTCGATCACGAACCACAAGTTGAGAGAACCATTCTTGTAAAGAAACATAACGATCCCGAAGCCTATGAAGCAACTAACATCGATTTGACAATGTTGGCTGGTTGCCTCACAAGCGACGAGGTTATAATGATCGTGTGTGGCGGTTCTCTTGTGTCCGCACTTTCACTTCGGATTTTAGAAAGCATAAAAGAAAGACAAATAAGAATTGTTTATGTTATTCCTGACGTTTCTTTGCTAAACCATAAGAAAATGCTGAATGAAAAGATAGTTCGCAACGTCCTACAACACCTAACAAGGTCAGGAAAGTTTGAAAGAATTTATCTTGTGGATAACCAGAAAATCGAACAAATCGCTGGCGACCTTCCAGTAATAGGTTATTGGGAACAAATAAACAATTTCATTTCCAACACTATCCACATGCTGAATGTTTATCAGCATAATAGCCCCGTTATGGGGAATATTGAAGAGCCTGGTATTACAAACCGAATTTCTACCATAGGTCTAAAAGATATTGGGTCAGGCGAAGAAAAGTTATTCTATCCACTTGACGACACTCGCGAAGTGAATTATATTTATGTCATCAACGAAGAGCGATTGAAAAAATCGAATGACTCGTTGAAGCGCATAAAAGACGAAGTAAAGTCTAAAGCAACGGAAACAAAGTCCGTTTCTTTCTCTATCTATTCCACAAAGTTTGATAGAGATTTAGCGTATGTTATAGAACATACTTCATTCGTACAAGAGCAGCGGTAAGGATAAATCTCCTTATTGACTATAGGGCAAGTCCCACAACTAACCATAAATAAAGGAACAAAACAAATGGCTATTGATATCAGCAAGATGAAGGCAAAGCTTTCCGCAATCGAAAACAAGAGCGAGGGTGGCTCTTCAAAGACCTCCGTATTCTGGAAGCCCGTAGAGGGCGAGCAAGACATTCGCATCGTCAGTCCGTCTGACGGCGATCCATTCCGCGATTTCCACTTCCATTATCTTGAAGTCGGTGGTAAGCGTAAGACCGTTCTTTGTTTGAAGAAGAACTATGGCGAACAATGTCCTATTTGTGAATTCGCTTCACAAACTTGGCGTGATGGTGTCGCCAACAACGATGACGAAGACAAGAAGCTTGCGAAGTCTTTGTTTGTAAAGGAGCGTTATTTCTCTCCTGTCCTTGTTCGTGGCGAGGAATCCACAGGCATTCGTGTTTGGGGTTATGGGACCACAGTTTACAAGAAGCTCCTAAGTCTGGTTCTCAACCCTGACTACGGAGATATTACCGACACAGAGGAAGGAACCGATCTCACCATTTCGTATTCCACCAAGACTGGTCGGCTTTTCGCAGAGACAGATGTTGCGCCTCGTCGTAAGACTTCTGCTCTTTGCTCCAAGGCAATCGGAGGTGCTGCCCGCTGCGCTGAACTTCTCGATTCAATGCCCGACTTTGATTCTCTCTTTGAGCGTTTGACCTCACAACAGGTCGCGAATCTCCTTGATGAGTTTTTGAGCGATCAAAATGGTGCCGGTCCAGAGATTCAAAAGTTCAATTCTTCGGGTGATTCCGAAGATCTTTTGAGTGCTGCGTTCCGCGAAATTAGCGGTAAGTGATTCTAAAACTACTTATCCTGGAAAGGAGATAGTAGAATGATAGAATACTTCAATAATTTGCCTGAAATGAGTAGGTCGGTGATAGTTTCCAGCGTAGCTTGGGTTTTAGCTTTGTGGGTTCTATCGCCGGTCCTCCCAAGACCAGCAAAACTACCAGAAAGAAATAAAGAACCCGTAGTTCATTATGAATCTGTTTATGTTGCTGACCTTACTCATTCCAAGGCCAATGCTTTTACACTAAACTAAATGGAGTTCTAATGGCCCGAAAAGGTGAAGCAAAACCGGGCAAACTATCCATTGCTGACATGCGAAACCTCGTCAATAAGAAATACGGACAGGAAGTAGCACACGACCTAACAAAAGACAACCCAACAGAGGTTTCCGATTGGATTTCAACCGGTTCTCGTTGGCTTGATTCTATTATTTGTCGTGGAAAGTTGGCCGGGATTCCGGTTGGAAAAATAACAGAAATCGCTGGTTTGGAAGGAACCGGCAAGTCCTACATGGCCGCTCAAATTGCGGCTAATGCTATGGCTAAGGGAATGGACGTAGTTTATTTTGATTCAGAGTCAGCAGTTGACCCAGACTTTTTGGAGTCTACCGGTTGCGACTTATCAAAACTACTTTACATTCAGGCAACAACAACAGAGTTCGTGTTGGAAACAATTGAAGAACTATTGACTGCTAATAACGGTTCTATGTTCTTTATTTGGGATTCTTTGGCTAACACACCAGCAGCAGCAGACGTAGAAGGTTCTTTTGATCCTATGTCTTCTATGGCTATGAAGCCAAGAATTTTATCAAGAGCTTTCTCAAAGCTTACTATTCCTATTGCGAACACACAATCAACATTGCTGATTCTCAACCAGCTAAAAACCAACATTACCTCAAACAGAGCAGAACTACTGACTGATCCTTACTTTACACCAGGCGGTAAAGCACCGGCTTATGCTTATTCATTACGCATTTGGTTAACAGGTCGTAAGGCAAAGGACTCATTTATTCTTGACGAAAGAGGTTATCAAGTTGGTTCAGAAGTCAAGGCCAAGATCAAGAAGTCTCGTTTCGGTTCTTTGAACCGTGAATGTACTTTCAAGATTCTTTGGGCTGGCGGTTCGTCCAAGATCCAAGATGAAGAAAGCTGGTTCAATGCGGTCAAGTCCTCAAAGCATTTGGAGCAAAGCGGTGCTTGGTATTCTCTCGTCTATGAAGACGGTTCCAAAGAGAAGTTCCAAGGCGCTCATTGGGGCGATAAGCTCCAAGACTCCAAGTTCAGAGATCGAGTTTTACAGCTTATGGAAGAAGAAGTTATTCTTAAGTTTGAAACTCGCGAGGGAGATCCAAAAGCCTACTATGACGTTGATTCGGAAGAGTAGCTTACACTTCCTCTTGACAACTTTCGTGTTGCCTCTAAAACCCTCATGCGCTATTATAGAAGCGTAAGAGGGTTTTAGTCTTTATGAGTTTGACAAAGCGACAGAAGCGATACTTGGAGCTTGCCAAGAGAATCGCTATTAGTTCTGATTCGCCGGATTACCGGCACGGAGCCGTTCTTGTGAAGGGCGGTTCTATCATCAACACTTCCTGTAATGATCTGCGTTCTGTTTGGTGGGCGAATCGTTTTAGGAACCATCAATGCGGTCACGCCACACAGCACGCCGAGGTCGGAGCTGTTCTCGGTATTGCTCGCGACGTTACTGACGGGGCTGTTATGTATGTTGCCCGCGTTGGTAAGAAGAGTGAGTTCAGGCTTTCTAAGCCTTGTCCTATGTGTCTCCGTGTGATGGAACACGTTGGGATCAAGAAGGTTATTTACACCGTTGATGATGAACATGTCGCCACTATCAAGCTCAACACCGGACTTACAGAAGAAGACCTTTTCTACCAAACCCGCCAGCCTCAAAACAAGAAGGAAATTATCAATGACTGATCCCAACAAGCGTGTTCTTATTATCGATGGTTTGAACATGTATCTCCGCGCCTACATCGTTAACCCGTCTATGACTACCAACGGAAACCCTGTTGGTGGAGTTGTTGGTTTTATTGGAATGCTGAATAAGCTTATGCGTGAAATGAAGCCAACCCAGGTCGTTATTTGTTGGGACGGTCCCGGCGGCTCTCAACGACGCCGTGAACTTATCAAAGAGTACAAGTCTGGTCGTAAGCCTATCAAGAAGAACTTTGAAGTTGATGGAATGGACGAGCAAACCGAAAAGCAAAATAAGGTTTGGCAACATTCTCTTTTGCTTGAAATTCTAAACGAAATGCCTATTATGCAGTTTGTTCTTGATAGTGTTGAGGCAGACGACATTATTTCCTATGTCTCCAAGCATTCTTATTATGCTGGTTGGCAAAAGGTTATTGTCTCTTCTGATAAGGACTTTCTCCAACTGCTGGATAATGAAACAGTCTTGTTCCGTCCTATCCAGAAGCAAATTCACACAAGCAAGAACGTTATTGAAGAGTTCGGCATTTCCCCAAAGAACTTTGCCGTTGCTCGCGCTATTGCTGGTGATAAGTCGGATAGTCTTGCTGGTGTGCCTGGAATTGGCCTTCCAACAATCGCAAAGCGTCTTCCATTCTTGAAGGAGGACCAAGAGCATTATCTTGAAGAGGTTATTCGCTATTGTGAGAACACTACCGAAAAGCAAAGCACCTACAAGAACATTGTGTCTAACGCTGAACTTGTGAGGGACAACTATAAAATTATGAACCTCACTCCTCCCGCCATTTCTCCCCAGGGTCGCGGAAAGATCGACTATGTGTTTGAAAACTTTGAGTTTGACCTCAACATTACAAACTTGAAAACTATTTCTTACAATAACGGATTCCCTGCCTTTGACTGGTCGGAAATTGTTTCAAGCCTCCGTCGCATTTCAACAAGCAATAAGAAAGTGGTTGACGAGCAAGGCTGACGGAGTTATTATGATAGTCCACAATGAAAAGGTAGGCTGATGTTGGAACAGAAACAGGTAAACTTTGCTCAATACGGCAAGAGTTTCCAAGAAGACCTATGCAGCTTGATTCTAGATGATCGGCCTTTCGCAGATCAAATTCTTGAAGTTTTCGATCCAAACTTTTTGGAATTGAAGTATCTTCGCGTGTTTGTTGAGAAGATCGTAGATCACAGAACAAAGTACAAAATCCACCCAAGTCGTAAGACTATGGTGACTATTATCAAGTCAGGTCTAAACGAAGAGAACGACGCAACTAAAAGACAAGTTGTAGATTTCGTAGCAAGAGTTTTTGCCAAAGAAGAAATTGAAGGCGCAGAGTTTATCAAGGACACTTCATTAGACTTTTGTAAAAAGCAAAAGCTAAAAGAGGTTATGATTAAGTCTGCTAAACTTATCAACTCTTCTTCCTTTGATGAAATTTCTAAATTGATAAGTGATGCTATTCGTCTTGGTTCATCAAGCGATTTTGGCTATGACTATCTGAAAGACTTTGAGCGTCGTTTTGAATTGAAAGCCAGAAACCCCGTCAGCACAGCTTGGGGTGAGATTGACCAGATCACCGGAGGTGGTGTTGGTAATGGAGAACTTGGCGTTGTTATTGCTCCGACAGGTGCCGGTAAGTCTATGGTTCTTGTTCATTTGGGAGCAGAAGCAGTAAAGCAAGGAAAGACAGTAGTTCACTACACTCTTGAACTTTCCGACACGACTATCGCTCAAAGATACGATAGTTGCATTACTCAGATCCCACTATCAGAACTAATGGACCATAAAGATTTGATTCGTGAAACGGTTGAAGAGGTCAAGGGGGCACTAATTATCAAAGAGTACCCAACCAAGTCAGCCAGCGTGAATACATTACACTCTCACCTTGAAAGATTGAGAGCCAAAGGAACAAAGGTTGATATGGTTGTGGTAGATTATGGTGATCTACTCAAACCAGTTACAAAAGAGAAAGAAAAGAGAAACGAACTTGAATCGATTTACGAAGGACTAAGAGGTTTAGCACAAGAATTCAGTTGCCCTATTTGGACTGCTTCACAAACAAACCGTTCCGGCTTGAACGCCGAGGTTATTACAATTGAGTCAATTTCCGAAGCATTCTCAAAATGTTTCGTCGCAGATTTGATTTTGACTGTTTCCAGAACGGTTGAAGACAAGCAAAACAATACAGGCAGAATCTTTGTCGCAAAGAACCGGTTTGGTCCTGACGGTCTTGTATTCCCCGTAAATATGCACACAAGAAACGTGAGTATTACTATGAGGCCACCTAACACTAACCAAGACCCTCTTTCTCTCGGTGGAACTACCAACCTAACTGCGAAAGACCAAGCAGCCAGAATCAAAGAAAAATACAAAAAGTTTAGACAATCTATCAGAGCTAAAACAACGGAGAACACAGAAAATGAATCTTGAAACTAGAATCCTGTCGGATATTACGACTCACATGAAGTATGCTCGGTACTTACCAGAAGAGTACCGCCGTGAGACATTTGAGGAAATCACGGAGCGAAACGTGCTAATGCATGTAAAGAAGTATCCTCACCTTGAAGAACAGATAAGAGCAGCCTACAAGTTTGTTTTTGATCGCAAAGTTCTTCCTTCTATGCGTTCTATGCAGTTTGGAGGCAAACCTATTGAGATCGCACCAAACCGAATCTTCAATTGTGCTTACATGCCTATTGATGACCTACGTTCTTTCTCCGAGGCTATGTTCTTGCTTCTTGGTGGAACAGGTGTAGGTTTCTCGGTTCAAAAGCACCACGTTGAGAAACTACCAGAGATCCGCCGTCCTTCCGGTCGCGAAAAGCGATTCCTTGTTGGTGATTCAATTGAAGGCTGGGCTGATGCTGTTCGTGTTCTTATTCAGTCTTATTTTAGAGGAACAAGCCGCATTCGCTTTGACTTTTCAGACATTCGCCCCAAGGGTGCCCGTTTGGTTACGTCAGGCGGCAAGGCACCAGGACCACAGCCACTTATTGAGTGCTTGGTAAAGATCGATGGAATGTTGAACGTCAAGAAGGACGGAGAAAGACTAACTCCTATTGAAGCACACGACATTATGTGCCACATCGCAGATGCCGTGCTTGCTGGCGGCATTCGTCGTGCTGCTCTTATTTCATTGTTCTCTGCTGATGATGATGAAATGATCGCTTGTAAGTCTGGAAACTGGTGGGAAACAAACCCACAACGCGGTCGTGCTAATAACTCTGCCGTTCTTCTTCGCCACAAGGTAGATAAGAGTTATTTTATGGACCTTTGGGCCAGAATCCGTGCGTCAGGTTCAGGCGAGCCAGGCATTTATCTAAACAATGATAAAGACTGGGGAACCAACCCTTGCTGCGAAATTGCCCTTCGTCCTTACCAGTTCTGCAACCTTACAGAAGTGAATGTAAGCGATGTGGAAAGCCAGGAAGAATACGAAGCAAGAGTTCGCGCAGCCGCGTTTATTGGCACCTTACAGGCGTCCTACACCGACTTCCACTATCTACGCCCCGTTTGGCAAAGAACAACCGAGAAGGACTCTCTAATCGGCGTGGGAATGACCGGGATTGCGTCTGGAAGGGTTCTTTCTTTGGATATGGAAAAGGCAGCACAAGTTGTAAAGGAAGAAAATGTCCGCGCTGCGGCTCTTTTGGGAATCAACCCAGCAGCAAGAACCACTTGCGTCAAGCCTTCCGGCACAACCTCGCTTGTTCTTGGAACTTCTTCGGGCATTCACGCTTGGCACAACGACACTTACATTCGTCGCATTCGTGTTGGTAAGAATGAAGCCATTTACACCTACCTTGCCGAGAACCACCCAGAACTTATTGAAGATGAGTTCTTCCGTCCTCACGACACCGCTGTTATTTCTGTTCCACAGAAGGCACCAGAAGGTTCTATCGTTCGTTCGGAATCGGCTCTTGACCTACTCGCAAGAGTAAAGAAGGTAAGTCAAACTTGGATCAAAGCAGGACACCGTAAGGGTCAAAACACCCACAACGTTTCTGCTACGGTTTCTATCAAAGAAGATGAATGGGATGTAGTTGGTGAGTGGATGTGGGAAAACCGAGCGTTCTACAACGGTCTATCGGTCCTTCCAGCGTTTGAGCACACTTACAAGCAAGCCCCATTTGAGGACTGCGACGAAGAAACCTACGAAAGACTGATGAAGACGCTTACCTCTATCAACCTCAATTACGTCCATGAAGTAGACGACAACACCAACCTCACAGACTCTGTGGCGTGCGGAGGCGGAGCCTGCGAAATTAAGTGATAAATGCGCCCTTTCTGTCTATTTCGGGCAGAAAGGGCTATTTATTTATGTTAAGAGGACAATAAATGAAACTTTTGTTGGAAAGATGGAAGAGGTTTTTAAATGAAGGTTCAGAAGAACAACTGGAAACAGGCTCCACCCTCACACCCTCGCGTCGAGGGGACTTTGATTACTTGGCGGAAGCGTTCCGAGACTACGCTTCCGATGTGGGAGGCGGCGAGCGCGACCTGACGACAGAGGAGTACGAGGACTTCGCGAGGGAGCATGGCATCACCTTTCTCGGCGCAGGTTACGCCCGCGCCGTCTTCCGTGTCCCCGAGGGGGCGCTCAAGATCGAGGGCGGTTCGCCCCCATTCAGAGACAACCGCAACGAGGCCCTGCTGTGGAAGCAGGCCCCCGCCAGCGTCGCCAAGTACCTCGTGCCGGTCCTCGACCACGCTCACGACAACGGCTGGCTGCTCATGTCCGAGGTCGAGGTCGGCGGCGTCGTGACGCCAGAGGCTCGCGGCGTGCTCGACGACTGCGGGCTCGGCGACTTCATATACAACAGTTCGAACGTGGCGAAGGACGGGCGACTGGTGGACTATGGCTTCATCCACTCGTACTCCCTCTTCGCGGATTGCCGGGAACTTGGACGGAAGCAGCGTCAAGGCTCCCGCGCCGCCCGCAAGCGTACACCATGAATGGCTCCAAATCTCAAATGGTCGGAATGTTACTACAACAGGTGGTAAAAGCTATAAAGAAGCATATTGAAGTTTTACATTAAAAGAGACTATTTATTTGTGTTAAGGGGATAGTAAATGAAACTCACAGCGTCACAACTGCGCCGAATTATCAAAGAAGAAGTAGAAGCAGCAATGGAACAAGCACCACAAGAACAAGGTTCTTTGCTTGTTTCTTCAATGGGTCAGTTGATTCCTTCTGTCCGTGCCGCTCAACTTTGGTTCCACGGCGCTCATAACCTAACAAAAGGTGTTGGTTTTGCTGGCGACCACACAACCCTCTTCGGAGGCATTTACCCCGCTCTTGAAGCACAGTTTGACGGTCTTGTTGAGAAGGCTATTGGAAACACCGGAGTTGAAGAACTTGGTTGTCCTATTCACATTACACAAGCAGCAGCCGAAATTTTGAGCCAAATGGAATGTCTAACTGATAAACCAGCCGATCAAATAGTTCGTGAAGGTTTGGACGTTCTACAAGGTCATCACGACCTCTTATCAGAAATTTTCCAAACTCTTGACGAAGCAGGCGAATTGCCCCTTGGTTTAAATGACTTGCTTGCCGCACAAGCAAACGAATTGGAAACTTTCCTCTATCTTCTACAACAAAGAGCGAAGGTCTGATAATTTTTCTCTAACCTCTTGACGCCCTCTCTTCCCCGCGCTATTATGTAGGAGAAGGAGGGCGTTATGAATTTAAACCACATTATCGCCGGGGAGAACCAAAATGAAAATTGTCCCGCTTCTCCTAGCGGCTTAAAAAAGCACAACTGGCTTTCAACAAGCGAAATTGAAACAAAGCATGGCGGCGAGGTTTTCGTTCGCTTTATCTGTAAGCGTTGTAAGAAAATCCACGACCAACTTTTGCCTACTGAAAAGTTTCGTTTGTTTGAGCGGGCTATTGAACTGAATAAATTTATGGAGTATTGATGTCTTTTATTGAACCACACAACAGACGAGTTTATGTGGAGTTGGAACGGAACCTCCCAGGGCAAGAAGAACAACCTTCTCTTATTCTTCTTCCAGAGGATTTTAAGACCTCAAAAGAGGTTTTGCGAGAACACACTATCGCTATGGTTGTAAGAGCCTCGGGCGATTGCGTTTCCAAGTTTGAGTTTGGAACAAAGGTTGTTTTCCCAACTCACCTATTAGAGAAGGTAGAAATTCGTGGTGATGAATTTTGTTTCATTTTAGAAAACCACATTATGGCTTCGTGGGTTGAGTAATGGCTGACGTAGTAGAACACCCTTCACATTATGGAGGAAAATCCAATATTTACGAGGCAATAAAAGTTATTGAAGCCTGGAATTTGGGTTTTCATCTTGGAAATGTTGTAAAATACATTTCAAGAGCAGGCAAGAAGCATGACCGAGTGTTAGAAGACTTAAAGAAAGCAGCGTGGTATTTACAACGCTATATAGACCATTTAGAAGGAAAACACAATGAACCCGGAACTACAACAAAAACTGTTTGATAAGTACCCTAATCTTTTCGTCCAGAAGGATCTTCCCAGGACACATTCTGCTATGTGTTGGGGAATTGAGGCTGGTGATGGTTGGTTTAACATTATTGATAGTGTTTGTTCTGTTATTCAAAACAGCGTGGAACATAGAAAAATGCCTCCCGTTCAGTTTTCCCAAGTAAAGGAAAAGTACGGTGAGCTTCGCATTTACTTTGACGGCGGCGATGAAAGAACCGATTCTATTATCGATCTTGCTACGTCTATTAGCGCCAGAACTTGCGAATATTGCGGTAATGTTGCCGAAGTTAGGACCAAAGGCTGGATCCGAAACGTCTGTTCTACTTGCGACCAAAAGCGTAAAGACAGTCGCCCTACCCAATTTGATAGGAGTGAAGGATGAAAGAAACAGATTTGTTTGATCTTGATGAAATGGGAAAAGAGGTTGTAAATTATTCGTGTTTTGAATGGCTCCCAGGAATGCTTTATGTTAAAATTCCAGACCATAATGGGTCAACTGGCTACGTCAACAGAATTTGTGATGACCTACAAGCGGGCTTGTTAAGCAAAAGAAAAGATGTTTTCCCTCTTCTCAACGACCCAGCAACAATCGGAGTTATTGAGAATAGAATTTTAGCAGAGAAAGGAATTTTTGTATTTCCACTTTTCAGTTCAACAGACCAATTCTATCAATGGCCCACACATTACGAACTCTTGACGCCAGAAAGTTATGGAATTACACATAACCCAATTCTCAAAACAAAATTTGAAGCAATAACAGAAGGACTAAGGCTAATTAATGAACACACCATATCAAAAAACAATTGAACTCTACGGCGACGGCATTGGAAAGGTAGAATATGTCGCTCACATGGGAACTGACTTAACAATCGTGAATAGCGCCAGGGTTAGTTTTGGCAAGCATAAGGAGGAGTTAGATGAAAAAGACAGGAAACTCATTCATTATCTTGTTGATCATAAGCACACCTCTACTTTTGAGCATAATGTTGCCACTTTTAGGTTTGTTGTTCCTTTGTTTGTCCGTTCTCAGCATCACAGGCATCGCACATGGTCTTACAACGAAATTTCACGCCGCTACACGGAAGAAAACTTACAGTTCTACGAACCACAACAGTTTAGAACCCAGCACAACTCAAACCGACAAGCATCAAATGTAGATGAACTAGTTGATCCGATGATAATGTTGCCTTACACGGCGGCTGGTCTTCGCGGTCCAGCACACCAAGTCGTTAGGGACTGGCACGAAAAGTCAGTAAAACTCTACAACAACCTTATTGATGCTGGTGTTTGTCGGGAACAAGCAAGAGGCGTTCTTCCACAGAACCTTTACACAGAGTTTTACGGAACTGTAAACCTATCTAACCTTCTAAAATTTATTGATCTGCGAACTCACGAAGGCGCACAACTGGAAATCCAAAAGGTTGCCGAAGCATGTTTGGAAATCGCAACTGACCTTTGGCCGGAAGCGGTTGGAGCATTCAGGAAGAACCGGGAATGACGCCAGTTTGGAAATACGCCCTAATCAAAGTCGGGTTTGATGAGGGCTTCAACGAAGATGTAAACGAACTTGTAGAAGTCCATTTTGAAAGAGTAAATGGCGAGAACCACTACTCTTCTTTTGGACGCCCTTATCTAACCAGTCTTTCAGACATAAGAAATGCTCTGGCTGATGTAGAAAAAGACGGAGTAATAACTTGGTTTTGGGATAATGGTGTCTTTACATGGAATAGCCAAGAACATTTTTGGGATTGGAGTAAGAATGCCTAAAAAACGTAATCACCCTGCCAAAGAAAAGCGTAATGATGAAAGAAGAAAGGACTATGATCGCAAAGAAATGGAACGTATTTTTCCTTCGCCATACGCGAAGCCGACATAAGTGTTATGAATAACTCAAGTCTAGCGGGCGTTTCTATTTGTGAAGAATGCTCGCCACCAAACAAGGAACGAACTATGGATAAGAAGAAAGTAATAGAAGAACTGGAAAATGCCTTCTACATCGGTCGCCTATCTAACCGAGAAAGACAGATAGAAAATAGCCTTCATTTTACCGCTATGATGCTAAAACTGGAAGAAGACCTTTACTCTCTAATAAGAGAAGCGGTTTCAGAACAAAAACAGGAAGAAGAAAATGAATAATAACCATTGGATCAAAACTTATGCCTACAATGCTTTCAGCAATGCGCTTGTTGTGGATTTGATTTTAGTAATTCAAGAATCCTATTTGACTTTGCTGCCGATGTTTGGTATAACAGTTCTAACAGGAATGATTTCCTATCTTGCTAGAGAACAAGAAATTCAAGATTTTAGAGATAGACAACAGAAGTAGAGAATGTTATAATGAGTACGAAAGCAACAATCAGTTATGACCAAACATTTCATCTTTACGAAGAATGTTTTGATGATGAACACGTTTATTTAGAGATAAAGCCAAAAAGTTGGACTTTTGACGGTGATGAGTTAGATTTAGAGATGTCTTACGAACAATGGAACAAGATAGTTTTAGGTTGGCTTTCATCGCGTTCTCTATCCACAGAGGACCGAATGCTTTACGAGCAAGCAATCAATAAGCACACAAGAGATTTGAGTAATGATTAGAGTTTTCACAGCAAGTTATTGCCCTTGGTGTAAAAAGGCAGTTGATCTGTTGGTTTCACGCGGCGTTTCCTTCTCCGTTATTGATGTAACCAACGACGAACAAACGAGATTTTCAATTACAACTTTATCAGGTTGTAGAACCGTCCCCCAAGTTTGGGTGGAAGATAAGTTTATCGGTGGCTTCACCGATATTGAAAAGTTAGATAGAGAAGGAACCCTCGCAAAAACATTAGGAGTTGAGGAATGACGGCAGGACGACGCAACGGTAAGGAGTACAACCCTACAAAGAAGAAGACCACTATTGGAAATGGTAAGCATTCCAAATTCAAGAAGCTTGGCTCAGGTGGCACCGTCCCAAAGGGTTATCGTAAGCGTTATCGCGGTCAGGGTAAGGGATGAAACTTGATAGGCACATCTATAACCACCCAAAAATGGTAGTAGGCGGGTGCCTATCTTCTCTCCTTTATTCTTATTACAATAACATTCCAGTTTTATTCATAACACCAAAACCACCTTTCGTCTTTGACGATGTGGTAATAAGAAGCCCAGAACATTTCGGCTTCCAAACGAAAGCGAAAGTTCCTCAAATTTATTTGTGGGAAAAGCTTATGTTCTTCCTCTCTTTGAGAGGACTTATCTTTGGTTCGGATTTGTTGAGAAGCATTCGGATTGAAGAACAAAACATTCTAAAAATAACGACAGAGTTTTCAAGGTTGGCGAAAGTCAATTTTGAAAACCTTTTCGTGTTTGACCCCGAGCAAATAACAGGCTTGGAAGACCCACCAGAAATAGCCAATAAGCAACACGTTGTTATTGACTGGTTCAACATGCGTCAAGGTTCCAAGCATGATAAAACACATTTGCTTTACAGCGATAAGTTTGTGAATGAGGTTTGGTTTTACAAGTCAAAGCGTTCTTTCTACCAAGATAGAAAAGACTGCGTTGTTCGTTCTTTCTTGACCCAAAGCCAAATAACAGGCGACAACTACACAGAAACAATAACAAGAATAAAACTCCGCAGGCTACTAAAAGAGGTAATAGACGTAAAGTTTATTGAGTTAGAACACGCCGGAAGAGAAATTTATTATCAATTCAAGCCAAAGACCTCTAACCAACCTAACATTACTTATCTTTTTGATAGTCCACAGAAGATAATAGACTTTTACAAAGAAAGCGAAATAAGGCCAAATAAACATTATGTCCAACTCTTTTCATCTGGCCGGAATAGTTCCAGCCGCTTCTAAACCAACTGGAATAAACCTTCCTTGGTCCGATTGCCTAACGCCCGTAGCACCTAACTATTTTGCTATTGAACACGCTGTTCATCAAGCAGCCTGGGCTGGTTGCGAAACTATCTGGGTTGTTTGCGACTATGAAGCAACACCGCTTATTCGTAAAAGAATGGGCGATTTTACTTACGACCCCGCTTCTATCGGGTCTAAAAAGTTCTCTTCTCAACCTGATAAGTGGCGTCGTCTTGTGCCTATCTATTACGTCCCAATAAGGCCGGAAGAAGACTATAAATCAAAATGCCTTCCTTGGTCTATTATTGAAGGCGCACAAGTAGCAAATAGAATTTGTGGTAAGATAAGTCGCTGGACTATGCCTCAAAAGTTCTTTGTTAGTTTCCCTTACGGCATTTATCAAACACAGTTAGCAAGGCAGCATAGAACTACATTATCCAGCCCTGTCTCTCCTGACTTGTTCTTTACATTTGAGGGCCGTTCTGCCTTGACCGGCGACCATTTACCTTTTACATTCAGTCAAGAAGACCTGGGAGTTTTTGTTGATAATTTCCGTTTTTACGAAAACTCCATCATCAGCGGCGAAATGTTAGAGGAACGTAAAGACCACTTTACAAACCAAATCGACTTGGCTATACTCTACAGCGGAAATGAACCGAAACTAAAAAACACTTTGGAGTTGGAGTGGTTCAGACAGATAGACACTTGGAAAGGCTACAAGGCTTATTTAGGTGATGCTGTTTCTGACCTAATCAAATTCCCAGGTAAGATTTTTATCAGTTATCACGAATGGAACCCAATCGCGGAGGATTTGGAAGATGCCACGGAAAACGAAGACGACGATTACGACACCGAAGCCTAAAAAGCCAAGGAGTTCAGCAACTAATTCCTTCTCAAAGGCGAAGGCAAAGAAGAATGAACGGGGGATTGCAGTTACTTACAACCTTATCATCCCAGCCGGTCCTTGCCCTATTGACTTGAAGGGCACATCAAAGAAGGTTGTAAAGAAATGGTGTGATCAAATGGTCGCACATTTCCAAACAGAAAAGAAGTATCTTGGAGTTTCTACCCAAGCTTACAAGTACTACGTCCGCTATTACTACCATAGCACATCACAAGAATACAAAGAAATTTGTTCTTACATTGACGAATTCATCCCAGACATTAAGTTAGAAGAACAAATCACCACCACCGAGGAAACTATCAATGAGTGAGCGCGCAACCAGTTCTATCCCGTTCGTCGGGCTTCACGCACACAGCGTAGCAGGCTCGATCTTTGACGGCTTAGGCTTCCCACAGGATCACATGGACTTTACTTATCAAAATGGAAGCGAAGCACTTGCTCTAACCGATCACGGAAACATGAACGGGTTTTCCTGGCAAGTTCTCCATGCTCGCAAGATGAAAGCAGAGGGCAAGGACTTCAAGCCTATTTTCGGGTGTGAGGCTTATTTTGTTCCTTCTATTGCGGAGTGGCGCACCGAATATGACCGGACAATGCTGAATAAGAAGGAAGCGTCCAAGGTCGCAGAGGATGAGACTTCTGGAACGACCATTGAGAACGAGGCTGAAACGAAGAAGGCTTCCAACAGCATTCTTTCTCGTCGTCGGCACCTTGTTTTGCTCGCACAAAACCAAACTGGTTTGAATAACCTATTCAAGCTTGTTTCGGATTCTTACCGCGAAGAGAATTACTATCGCTATCCTCGCATTGACTTTGATATGCTCCGTAAGCATTCAGAGGGCATTATTGCGTCTTCTGCTTGCTTGGGTGGTGTCTATGCTGGTTGCTATTGGGAGAACCGCGATAAGGGCACCGAGGCCATTTTGGAGGCCATGCGCGAACTTACTCGCAACATGGTTTCTATTTTTGGCGACCGTTGGTATGGCGAGCTTCAATGGAACAACATTCCCGAGCAACACGAACTAAACTCTTATGTTATCCAAATGAGTAAGGAGTTTGGGATCAAGCTTGTTTCTACTGCTGATTCGCACTATCCAAACAATAATGCTTGGAAGGACCGCGAACTTTACAAGCGTCTTGGTTGGCTTGGTTCTGGTCGTCCCGAATGGGCTAATGAAAGCGAGTTGCCTGCTTCTGTTGATGAAATTGGTTATGAACTTTACCCGAAGAATGGCGATCAAATGTGGGCTTCTTACAAGAAGTACTCTGCTCTTTGCGGTGTTTCTTATGATGACGACTTGGTGATGAACTCTATTACCGAAACTCACAAGATCGCTTTTGAGCGGATTGAGACTTTTGAGCCAGACACCACAGTAAGGCTTCCAAGCTTTGTTGTTCCTGCTGGCGAGACTGCTGATACTGCTTTGGAAAAGTTCTCTATGGAAGGTCTGCGTAAGAAGGGTCTTCACACCAATAACGACTATGTTGAGAGACTACGTTATGAGTTGTCTGTTATTGCTGATCGCGGGTTCTCAAAGTACTTTCTTACAATGAACCAGATCGCTACTATTTCCAACGAACACATGCTTACTGGTCCCGGTCGCGGTTCTGCTGCTGGTTCTCTTGTGGCTTATGCTTTGGAGATCACCCAGGTCGATCCTATCAAATACGACCTTCTGTTCTCGCGGTTCCTCCGCGCTGACGCAACCGACTATCCAGACATTGACTTTGACGTTGCTGACCCTATGGTTATCAAGGACATTCTTATCGAGAAATGGGGAGACAACACCGTTGTTCCTATCTCTAACTGGAACACGCTACAACTAAAGTCGCTTATCAAGGACATTTCCAAACTTTACAGCATTCCCTTTCCCGAGGTGAATAAGGTTACAAGTAAGATGATGTCCGAGGCTACGCCACTCGCCAAGCAGCGACACGGCATCAAGGCTGGCGTTTACACTCCAACCTTTGAGGAAGTGAAAGAGTTTTCACCAAGCCTACAAGCGTTTTTGCGGAACTACCCTGACGTAGCAAACCACATTGACGCTCTCCACGGTCAGGTGCGTTCTTGCTCTCGCCACGCTGGCGGCGTTGTTGTTGCCGAGAACCTTGATAATTACATGCCTCTTATTTCTTCCAAGAACGTTCGCCAAACTCCTTGGTCCGAGGGGCAGAACGTCCGACACTTGGAGCCTCTTGGGTTCATCAAGTTTGATATTCTTGGTCTTTCTACTCTCCGAATGATCGAAGGTGCTATTCGGCACATTCTAAAGCGTCATCACGGGGTTCAGGAGCCGACTTACAACGACATTCGGGCTTATTATGATAAGTTCCTACACCCAGACGTTTTGGACATGAATGATAAGAAAGTCTACAAGAAGGTCTTTCACAAGGGTAAGTGGGCTGGAATTTTCCAGTTTACCGAGAATGGAGTTCAGAAACTTTGTAAGCAGGCTCGTCCAAACAACATTATCGATCTTTCTGCCATTACCTCTATCTATCGTCCCGGTCCTTTGTCGGCTGGTGTTGATAAGGACTACATTGAAGCGAAGGAAGCACCTTTGCTCGTTGAGTACTACAACCAAGAATACAAGAACGTAACCGAAGAAACTTATGGCTTCCTTATCTTCCAAGAGCAAATTGCCTTGCTGGCTCACAAGTTGGGTAAGAACATTTCTCTTGATGAAGGTAATAGTCTTCGTAAGGTTCTAACCAAGAAGGGCACAGGAAAGACCGATAAGGTTCTTCAGTCGCTTTATGACCGCTTCATTGAGGGTTGTGTTGAAAAGGGAATGACGAGCAAGGCTGCTAATGACCTTTGGGAAAAGTTCAAGTTCTTCTCTGGTTATGGCTTCAACAAGTCTCACGCTGTTTGTTATTCTATTATCTCTTATCAATGTGCTTGGTTGTTTACACATTATGAGTGTGAATGGCTTGCCGCCTTCCTTGATAAAGAACCAGAAACCAAGAAGGAGAAGGCTATTTCCATCGCCAAGTCATTTGGTTATGGGATTGAACCTCTCAACATCAACACCTCTGGAACTTACTGGGAAATTAGCGAGGACGGAACAAGTTTGATTCAGCCTCTAACCTCTATCAAGGGTCTTGGAGAAGCAGCTATTGAGGAAATTTACAAGGGTCGTCCTTTCCGCAAGGTTGAGGACTTTTTATTCAACGACAAGATGCGTTATTCCAAGCTGAATAAAAAGACCTTGGACGTTCTTGTTCGTTCGGGAACCACAAACTGCCTCATTGATAGTCGTTTTACTGGTAAGAAGCATTTCTGGACTGCTATTGCCGTTGACCGGCCAAGAAAGCCAAAGAACCTAGAAGAGAACATTTCTCTTTACGCACCAGAAGGAGACTTTACAACAGAAGAAGAAATCCAGTTCCTCACAGAACTAACTGGTGAGTTCCCACTATCCAAGGTTGTCTCACCAGAAACCTTGGAAAAGTTGGAAGAGAAAATGATTCCACCTATCTCCGAGTTTGACCAAAACCTACAACTTACTTGGTGTATTCCAAGAAAGATCACAGCAAAGAGAACAGCAACAGGCAAAGAATATTTCCAAGTTGAGGTTGTTGATTCAAACTCCGCTATTGTGACTGTCCGTTGCTGGGGTGTTGATGTTGCGATGGGAGATAGGTTAGAGGTCAATAAGCCTTATCTTGTGAAGCCCGACTACAACGACGAATGGGGTTTTTCAACAAGAGGAAGAATCGGTAAGTTTTGGAAGTGTTTGGCCTCATAACACTATTTATTGTGAGGTCAAAATGATAAAAATAACATTTGCCGGTTCTTCTCCTTGTCCCAAAGCAACGAAAGACCTAAAACTAAACACTCAAAACAGGGACCATGCCGTAGAGGACTACCACTACGGCCCCCTAAACCCAAACGAACCTTCTTTGGAATATTGGAATAAAATAGCCAAGAAGTGGGGAGCAACAGTAGAAGAAGCAAAGAAAAGCCTTTGTGGAAATTGCGTTGCTTTTGATGTTTCGCCAAGAATGAAGACTTGTATGCCCGTAAGCGACGAGAACATAGAAGGTCCAGGAGAGTTCGGCTATTGTTGGATGCATCATTTCAAATGCCACTCAAGACGTACCTGTGCGACCTGGAGTGCCGGTGGTCCTATCAAAACCGATCAAAGTTCTTTCAAGTGGGAAAAGAAGAATAAATCCGATTGACGTTCTCTTGACTTGACCTCTGGCCCCCGCGCTGCTATTATAGTGGAGTAAAAACAAGAGGTCAGAGTGTCTAACATCAATTACGGTTATGCTTGCATCAACATGCAGCTTTCTTATCCATCCGAGTACGGTGGAAAGCCAAAGAAGACCGAGCCTATCACCACGAATCGCTCTATGATTCGTTCTACTTTTGAGAAGAAGGGTTTGGCTTATGCTTCCCAGCTTGCCCTCCAAAATGTAAGGGATCTATTCAAGATCCTTGTTTGGAACAACCAGAACGGCTACAAGTTCTACCGAATGTCGTCCGACATTATGCCGTGGGCTTCTGACTATCGTTTTGAGCAACTGCCCGATCACGATCAAATTGTTTCTGTTCTTCAACGTTGCGGTGAGTTTGCTGCTGCTAATAACCTGCGTTTGACCGCTCACCCTGGTCCGTTCAACAAGCTTGCTTCTTCGGACGAGCGAGTTATTCAACAGACTGTTCGCGACTTGGAAATTCACGCTTGGATCCACGACAAGCTTAACCTTCCTCAAACTGCCTGGGGCAAGATCAACATTCACGTTGGCGCAACCTACGGCAACAAGGAGAAAGCAAGTGATTCGTTTTGTCGCAACTTTGAGCGTTTGTCCGATTCAGTCAAGAATCGCCTGACTGTTGAGAACGACGACAAGCCAAGTCTTTATTCTACTGCTGATCTTTACAACTTGATCCACAAGAAGATCGGCATTCCTATTGTGTTTGACTACCATCACCACTCGCTATGCGACGGAGGCCAAAGCGAAAGCGATGCTTTGCTTCTTGCCGCTTCTACCTGGGGTGATGTGAAGCCTGTCGTTCATTATTCCGAAAGCCGTTCTATTGAACAGAAGAACCCAAAGATCAAGCCGCAGGCACATTCTGACTTTGTTCTTTCTTTGCCTAACAACCACGGTGTAGAGTTTGACTGCATGATCGAGGCAAAGATGAAAGAACTAGCTGTTGCGTCCGTTCTTCGCGCTCACAAAATCCAGACACTTTCTGCTTGACCGCTGACCCATTCCACGCTATACTAATAAAACAAAAGGGAGATAAAATGTTTGACGAAATTGAAGATGATGTTGGTTCCGACCTTGCGAGCAAGGGCGAGAAGCTTGTTGAGTATATCCGCAACTTGAAGGCTATTGAAGATGCTATGGAGCCTTTCAAGGAGTCAAAGCGCGAACTGCGTTCTGACTTTGTGAAGAATGGCTTTCTTTCCAAGGAAGACATTTCTACCATTACCCGTGCTTACCGAATGTTGAAGAAGAACGAAAGCCTTGATGACTTGGTTGAGGCTTACCAAACTCTTCGGGGTGCCCGGTGATTTTGGAGTATTACGCCCTACCACACACAAGTCATTTTCCAACACGGGCGAATCCTTCTGATGCGGGGCTGGACCTTCCGTTCAACCCTGCTGACGGCTCAACGGTTCGCATTGAACCAGGGCAGTCCGTAGTATTGGGAACTGGACTAAAGTTTGGAATTCCACATGGCTACATGATGCAAATTATGAACCGCTCCGGTGTTGCAGCAAAGCGAAAACTTATTGTTGGTGCTTGCGTCGTTGATTCTGGTTATGACGGCGAGGTGTTTGTGAACCTTCACAACATCGGCCCCGACACCCAGGTTATTCAGGCTGGCGATAAGATCGCCCAGGGCGTAGTTATTCCAGTTGTTCCTGTTCGTTTTGTGGCTGCTGGCGACGACAACATCAATAGTTGGTATCCTATTACCATTTCTAATCGCGGCGATGGTGCGCTAGGAAGCACGGGACGATGAACCGACAACAGCGAAGAGCAATAGCCAGAGAAGCGGCTAAACAAAGCCAAGACCCAGCCCAACAAAAGATGGGAGAGCAAATAATGATGTTTAGCAAACTCCCGGATTTTTGTTTGACTTGTGAAGCGCCATTTGATAAGAAGAGTAAAGAAATGGCTATGACTTGGTTTGTAGTCCAAGATAAGGGTAATGTTCGTCTTTATTGCCCCGAATGTTGGAGTAAAGCCCAGCAACTTATTTCTGAATTCAAACAACACCTAGAAGGAAAACATAATGTTCAAGAACCTCCGACAGACAATAACATTTGATGATGTGCTACTCGTTCCACAGTTTAGCGACATTGAATCAAGGTCAGAGGTAGACATTGGAACCAAAGTCAAAAACATTGTGCTTCAGGCTCCAATAGTTTCGTCCCCTATGGATACGGTTGTAAATGATGAAATGGCTGCTGCCGTTGTAATGAACGGTGGCTTGCCTATTCTTCATCGCTACAACAACCCACAGGACCAAGTGGCTATGTTTCAGTCAGCAAGAGATAAGGTTATGCTTGCTACTAATGCTCCAAACGCTGTTATTGGTGCTGCTATTGGAACAAC